ATGTCGTATGTTCGCAACGGACCGACAAAGTACCCTGGTGCCAAGTCCGTGTACATCAAGCACGATGACCGGTCCGTCAACCTGAAATTCATTAATCCCGAAACGATTGATTTGAAGCAGGGCGATGTCGTGCACCGTCACTTGATTGATGGCGATTCAGTGCTGTTCAACCGCCAACCGTCGCTACACAAGGCGTCTATGGAATGCCATCGTGTTCGCGTGCTGCCATTCTCAACGTTCCGCCTGAACGTATCAGCTACCAAGCCTTACAATGCAGACTTCGATGGCGACGAGATGAACATGCACGTTCCCCAGAGCATCGCTTCGGCGACCGAACTCAAGTCTCTCGCTACGGTACTGAACCAGATCATTTCGCCACGCACGAATTCCCCAATCATCCAGATTATTCAGGATACGCTCACTGGATCGTTCCGTGTGAGTCAGGATCATGTAGAGGTACCCGAACACCTTGCGATGAACATTATGGCACGCATGAAGCGGGCGATTTCGACGTACCGTCGCAAGGATCGTCCAATTACCGGCAAGGAACTCATGTCCACCACCTTTCCACTCATGAATTTGAATGGCGAGGCCAAGGTCGTGAACGGCGAACTGAAGTCTGGAGTGATGGGGAAGGACGCGTACGGTTCAGCATCCAAGGGTGCAATTCATGTGATCTACAACGATTTCGGTCCCAAGCGGGCTGGGCAGTTCATTAACGATGTCCAGAACATTGTCACGAAGTATAATCTCCTTGCCGGATTCTCGGTCGGTCCGTCTGATCTGATTGTGAATGCCGAGACGGATCAGTTCGTGAAGAACAAGATTCTGGAATGCAAGCAGAAGATTGCTGATATCATGTCGTCCGTTCACGCTGGAACGTTTCTGAACTCTGACGGGCGTGAGAACGGCGAGGAACTGGAGAACCAGATTATGAAAGTCATTGGAGATACGAACAACACGGTGTCCAAGGAAGTCATGGACAAGCTGGAGAAGGATAATCGGATGTATCAGATGGTCAAGTCTGGTGCCAAGGGTAATGCGTTCAACATTGTTCAGATGATGGCTTTGCTGTCGCAGCAGCAGGTTGGAGGTAAGCGTATCCAGTACACTCTACAGGACCGCACGCTCCCTCACTTCCACAAGTACGATGACGGTCTAGAATCTCGCGGATTCGTAGAATCCAGCTTTATTGGAGGTATTCGTCCAGCCGAGTTCTTCTTCCACGCCATGGGAGGACGTGAAGGTTTGATTGATACGGCGATCAAGACGTCCGATTCAGGATACATTCAGCGCCGACTCGTTAAGACGATGGAGGATATCCATGTAGAGTATGATGGCACGGTACGTAACGTGAATGGTGCAATTGTCCAGTTCCATTATGGCGGCGATGGAATTAATTCGGTGTGTGTCGAGAAGCAGACCCTGCCACTCGCAATGATGTCGATGGAAGAGATCTTCCGTGACTTCGCAATTTCAGCGGACGATATTTCGGCAGTTGTCAAGGGTGAAGTCAAAGAGTTCCACGATATGGTCGATACCATCATTGAGGATCGCGATATGTTGGTACGTGACGTGTTTCGTTACACGAAGCAGGATACGGTATTTGTCCCAGTCCATTTCGATCGAATGGTCGAAAAGTACACGAACCCTTACTCTGTGAAGACTGATTTGACGCCACTGTATGTTGTTGACGAGCTTGACAAGATGTGTGCCCAGCCGCTGATTCGACACAACAAACTGTTTCATGTGATGCTGCGATTCCATCTCGCTCCAAAGAAGTCTATCATCAAGATGCGTCTCACCAAGGCAATGTTCGACGAACTGTTGAAGGATATCAGTTTCCGGTACATTCGATCCAAGGTTCATGCTGGCGAAATGGTCGGAACGATGGCAGCCCAATCGGTCGGTGAGCCGACGACACAGCTTACCCTGAACACCTTCCACTCGGCCGGTACGTCGGCTGCGAATGCCACTGGAGGTGTGCCGCGTATTATGGAGCTTCTCGCAGCATCTCCGAATCCCAAGACGCCAATTGATACCGTGTACCTTGACCCGAGCATTGCGGGATCACAGGATGCGGCGATCGCAAAGAAACGCGAGATCCAAAAGACGACTCTGCGAGATATCACAAAGTCGGTGCGCATTTATTACGATCCCAATCCTCTGTCAGAGAACACGGCAGTTCAGGAAGATCGCGATATTCTGCAGTCGTACCAGAAGTTCTCGGTGACCAATGGACAGCTGTGTACATCTCCTTGGATCGTTCGATTGGAGTTTGACGATATGGAGATGGTTTCGCGCAATGTGATTGATATGACGATGATTGCTGCCAAGATCCAGAATAACCGTGTGCTCAAGGTATTTGAGTGCATTCACTCGGACACGAATGCTCCCGGGAAGCTGGTGATGCGTATCGTGTTTGCGGCGGATATGGTCAAGAACGTTCTGGCTCTGCGGTTCATTGAAGATAAGTTGCTGGATACGGTACTCAAAGGCATTGATGGAGTTGGGCGAGTATACCCTCGCGAAGTCAAGGATCAGCTGACGTACGACGAGAAGACTGGAGGGTATGTATCGGCATCCCAGTGGGTGCTGGACATTGAAGGCAGGAATCTGCTGGATTTGTCAACGGTTCCTAACATTGATCCTCTGCGCTCGTTCTCGAACGATATTCACGAGATCAAGGATGTGTTTGGAATTGAAGCGGCACGTATCGCACTACTTCGTGAGTTCAATACCGCATTCGCCGGCTCATCGATCAATTACCATCACCTGATTACGCTCGTGGACGCAATGACGTACCCTGGCTTCTTCCTGAAAGCCGATCGTGCGGGAATGTCGAAGAACACGGAGAATGGTGTACTGGCCAAGTCGTCATTCGAGGAGACGGCCAAGCACCTATTCAATGCCGCTCTCACGGGTGAGAACGATAATATGCGTGGCGTATCTGCCAACATCATGTTCGGACAGAAGCCGCCATGTGGAACTGGGTTTGTTGATATCCTGATTGACGAGACCAAGTTGCCGGAAGGGACTGAAGAGGATCATGCGATCTTCGAGGAGGAACGCAGGACGGTGCACGAGATTCTTGAGAAAGAGTCGGAGAAGGAGAGTTCAATCAGTATGTCTGACCTGAACATGTTCTAAATGAACTTTAAATAAAAACTAAAATTTAGGATTGAACAATCCTATTTTTTAGTTTACGTATACGTCAGCATGAAATGAAAATGGAACCGAAATATGACTCTGTAGTTACAGCCGTCATATCTGCTTTTAAAAGCCGCGCAGAGTTTGGATTTAAGAAGTACGGAACCAATTTGGATCGTAAGGATTTGAAGCCTTTAGATTGGATTCAACATACTCAGGAAGAACTCATGGACGCTATTCTGTATTTGGAGAAGATGAAGCAGGAGTTTAGTTGCTGTACGCCAGACCGCCCATGCCCGACATGATGCGGAGAATGTTGTAATTCACGGCATAGACGCGCACATCCCACGTCGCATCCAGATCGGGGTTGATGGTAACATTGCCAGCCATGTTCAGTACGATCGTGGCTGTATCAATGCGCGAGAAGTTGCACGTTCCAGACGGCTGGTGCTCCTCCGGGCGGAGTGCGAACGAGTAGCAGTAGATGCCTGGCTGGTGAACAGGTAAGCTTGTAGCAGTCTGGACGGTTGCGCCATAACCAGTGTGGTGCTGGAACGTCTGGACAGAGTTGAAATAGTCGCCGTAGCGCTTGTCCATGCGGTCCTGTCCGTTGATCTGTAGGTGCTGCTCGTACACGGCATCCTGATCGTATGTGAACGGCTGGAGACGCGTATTGCCAAACCCCTTGGAGATCGAGCAGTTGGTGTAGGATGTAGGCTGTACAACCCATACCAGCTCCTTGACGGGGTGGTTGAACGTCAGGTCAATACGGTTATTGTACGATGAAATACCCTTGTCCTCATTAAACTGCGTCTGCTCAATGAGGTACTCGTGCGAGTTCTGCGCCATGCGGCGGCGCTCCTCGGTATCGAGGTAGATGTAGTCAATATACACGGCCGCCTGAACAGGCTGCTTCAGCGTCTTGGTACCTGTTACGAAATTTCCGGCAATGAACTGGGCATCGTTCCACTCGATATTGATCTTGACCTCGTGGTACTGCAGGGCAATGAGCGGGAGAGCCGCACCGGGGTTGCGAGTGTAGAAGAAGTTGAGGGGGATGTACAGGACATTCGGGAGAGCAGGGTGACCAGAGTTGCCGCTACCGCTGATGCAGGCAGACGTGTCGGTGAACGCAACCGTCGTCGCCTTAGATCCAAACGCCGCAGTCGTTACAGCACCTCCAGACGTGGCTGCGACGAAGACATTGTCACTGTACGCCTGGGTAATCGAAGACGTAGACGGTCCAGCACCGACCATGTTCCACAGCTTCTTGGACGTCGTCAGGTCGCTTGACAGAGAGTCCCACAGGTACAGCCACTCACCATATAGACGATCAATCAGCTGTCCGCCAATATCCAGCTCAACATACTTGAGGAGATTGTAACCTAGACGTCCCTGATCGTTATTGAAGGTTCCAACAGGCATAACAACCTCGAGGTACGTGGAATACAAGAGATCGGCATGGCGACCGATGAGCGCCGAGTGCTTGGCTCCCCACGCAGCCTGGCCAGTGAGGTTAATGCGGAACGGCTCCATCGCGAAGTTCGTGTGGCGCTTAAACAGACCCTTCCAGAAGTTAATCTGGGGATTGCCGGAAAGGTATGCGTCCTGTGCGCCGTAGGCTACGAGCTGAAGTAATCCACCGCCCATTATGTATTTATATGTTCCTTATACTCTTTTTTCTTGAAAACGTCTACTTGCGATGGCGGGAGCGGCGAGTGCGGCGCGTACGACGTCCGCCGTCTGTCGGCTTAACAAGACCATACTCGTCCTTGAGCGGGACAGTCACTGGAACAGATGGTTCCACATCTGGAGGCGTTATGCGTTCGTTCGCACCACCTCGGGCTTTGTAGGTCTTTTTGGCAGCTTTCAGAACTGCGCCAAAAGGCTTACCTTTGTTTTTCTTGAGTTTGAGAGTTTTACGAACATGTGATAACCACTTGTTCGCCATTTATTCTATATAGAGTTTACTTGCGGGAGCGGCGAGTCTTGCGCGCAGTCTTGCGAGAGCGGCGGCGGCGGCCCGCGGCGGGCGCAGGCGTCATCTCCTCAGAGGAAGAGACAGACTCATCTACAGCCTCATCAGCACCACCCTTCTTGCCGTAGGACTTCTTCGCCAGCTTCAGGACCTGGCCGAACTTCATGCCCTTGTGGGCCTTCATCGTCTTCTTGACGTGCGCGAGCCACTTGTTTGCCATTTTTTATTTTAACGCAAGATTTTATTGAGTTAGACAGATCGTCTTTTAGACGGTGATATTGTAAATTGGCGATTTATGCTGCCTCGGCTGGAACGAAACGGATGGATCTGGGAGTACTGGCTGCCTGTACTGCTTGGGCTTGAGTGCACGTAGAGCTTCCGGTTTAAGAACCGTACTATGTTCCTGAAAGTCCCCAATATAGACTTCCATCGCACTATCGACCGACCCATAATTCATTAAGTTCCATTGGCATCCGTATGTCAGCAAGATCTGGGGATTCTTGTTGATCAAATCTCCCTCGATATCGGGCACGACCATCGTGATATTGTTTCGGTTATGCTCGATCAGTTCATTGCTGTCATTCGTCTGGGCCGCTTGGGTATATGTCAATCGACGCAAATTTGATGTGCCCCAAGACATATTCACTAACTCGTCCATCAATGTACCTTTTACTTCCGTTCCGGACACAATGATTAGCTTGGACTGTAACTTGCATATCGGCTCAATCGCCAAATTCTTACGCTGGAATCCGTACGATACATCGAGCAAATACTGGTGGCACGTTGTTTTCAACGCTTCCGCACATGCGTTCATCACATTATTGTTCGTAGTATGGAACACTAAACTCAACACAAACGGATCCGTGGCAACCGGGCATGAAACAGTATTGAACATGTTGTTCGCAATACCTACACAGCAAGCACCAAATGATACGGTGTTGTAAGCGTAATCTGTACCTAGTTTCTGGTTCTTCAATCCTACCACCGGCGCTCCCGATCCGTCGTCATAGATATCCAGTTCTACGACACGAGGACCAGCTTTTGCCAATAAAGGAATCACGCCGTCGCTAATGTAATCATAAATCTTCGACCCCGGAAATAGAGAGTATGCTGATGATGCCAAGTAGTAATCACATAACCTGTACGCTGGAGTCACCGGGCATCCCAGAGGAGCCAAAGCCATGACTGAATTGTAAGCGTTGAATGTAGGTTCGGCTTTTGCCTGCGCTTGCACGTCCGACGGCGTTATGATAAGGTATATCACAAATGCAATAAGCAAAAGTAGTATCACCGGAACTACAAGTATCAGTGCGAACCCGTAAGAGTTGTCCATTATTATTTAGGTGCAGTAATAAACGCCATAGTCACAGCGTAAATAATGAGCCCCACAAAAAACACTTTTACTCCAACCATAAACCATTTAACCCAGTTTTCTTCCATTTATACTTTAAACAGCAAACCGCGAAAACCTCTTACAACTTTATCTGGAATACGATCTTCCATAGTAGCACCTGTAAGACAACATAAATGAAAATACAAGCAGTACATTCCACACTCCGAATTTTCGTACTGGTGTCGAGTTTTATTGTATGTCAATCTCATAGCTTTGCCATGAACGTTTGTAGAATCCCATGTTTGTGACCATCGTTTCATTAATGTGACAACTTCTTTCTCTGGTTTTTCGCCATACGAATCAAAGTACGTGATACGAGGATACTCAAGTTCTGGACGAATGTCACAAAACAGGGCAATCCAGTGTTCGCCTGGACCAGTACTCTTGTCAGTATTAAACACAATACCTATCTGGCGATATCCTTTATTGTAGAGTCCTTTGATATCCAACGAGCACAATGAACTGACTAAACAAGTTCCTAAACTTGACTTCTTATCAAAATCAATAGGTACTGATCCAACATAATAATATTCAGTAAACACTTTTGAGTACTGTTTTTCGATTGCGTCAATGTCGGTAGACGATAACCATTCTTCTGGGTTTGATCGCCAAGACCCAGGAGCTTTTGGTTTGGACATCAACGAAAGAATAATACATTCAGTTGAATGATCACATTTTTCCTGCAACCGTTTCTGAATTGATTTCCATACAACCGCTGGTTCTCCAGCACGAATAGGTTTAGTATCTCGGTGTTCTTTGTTGAAACCCTTACGCAGGTTTTCTACTTCGCGTGCATCGAAGTACATTGTATTGAAAACGGATAATCTTCTAACGAGAATAAGTCAAATAAAATGAATGACCTTAAAAGCTGTATTAAGCAGTACCGTGAGATCGATGACGAGATTCGTGATCTGAATAAGCAAGTCTATGAAAAGCGCGATGCTCGTAAGATCGTAGAGATGGAGATCGCAGATATCATCAAGGATCCCAAGTTCAATGAGATCAAGAAGATCAAGCTTGAAGAGGACGGATCCACAATCTCGTTCAAGCGTCCCAATGAGTGGACGAAGCCTTGGTCTCTATCTCAAAAGGATCTCAAGGATCTTGTAACCCAATACTTTGCCACATCTGGAAACATCAGTGCAGACGGAATGGTGAAGTACATTGTTGACACGAAGAAGCAGACTCTTGTTGCGAATGAGTTCAGCTTTACCCGAACGGTCCCAGGAGAGAGGGATGATTAAATAGCGTTCGATGTTCATCAACCTGAAAAGGTTTTTTCTTGAAAACGGACTTCAACGTATAAAGGTATACATAGTAAACCCAGATATGCAAGTTCAGTACAATCCATTCAACTCAAAAAATCGCTTGTTTACCAAACCGGATATTCAAGCGATTCTTTCGAAGCACGGATGCGAGTTTGTAGTGACAAACACTGAACTGTTCCAGAAAGCGATGGTTCATTCGTCGTACGTCAAGAAGACGGAGTACACGTCTCCAACAGGCGAACCTGCTCAACTAGCAGATAAGCCCAGGGAATGTCTTGGTCTATTTGATGAGTCATATGAACGACTAGAACATTTAGGAGATTCAATTCTGGGTGCGTGTGTATCTACGTATCTCATGAAACGGTTCCCTGAAGAGAACGAAGGATTCATGACTGATCTGAAGAAGGAAATTGTATGCAACGAAATGCTGGGAGTATTGAGTCAGAAAATTGGTTTGGATAAGTTCTACATTATTTCAAGACATAATGAAGATGTATGTTCGGGCAGGGCAAACTTCAAGAAACTAGGAGATATCCTAGAAGCATTTCTTGGAGCTTTGTGGACCGATTCCGGTAACGATTTCAAGATCATGTACTCGTTCGTAATCTGTTTGGTAGAATCCTATATTGACATCCCCAAGATCTTGATGAACAATCGGAATTTCAAGGAACAACTGCAGAAGCTATACCAGGCCAAGTTTCATCATACTCCGGGATACGCTGTGATTTCTGCGGCGACAAATATGTACACGATGGCAGCCGTAGACGAACGGGGAAATCATCTCGGTATTGGAACTGCTCCAACAAAGAAGCAGGCCGAACAATTGGCGGCAAAAGAAGCTATCTTACGGCTTTCGGGGAACTCGGCGAACAAGTAGTTCGCGCTGGGTGCCAATAGGAGGTGTATCATCGCCTTCCGGAGCTCCCTCAATAGACCGCAGAGCGTCAGCTACCCTCTGGGGTTGGTCGGCAAACTGAATAAGTAGCTGGGTCCGAATCTGTTCTCGGCGAAGAGGAGGACGAGATGTACGCACAGACCGGGACAGGCTTCCCTGACCTTCAAGCTTGAAATCGTCAACAGAGTTGTCACGCATAAACTTCAAAATGTGCTCGGAAGTCTGGGTCTTTTTATCTCGGATCTGCTTGATCTGGGCACGGAGTGATCGTTCCTGATCATCAAGTGTTACCCATTCCTTCAGGACCGTTCGCACTTGCTCCGTCGCGTCTTCGGACATTTGTGTGTACTATGTCTCCTCGTTGAAAATCGCTTACTGTTACCTCCCTTACTCGGCGCAGTAACAGGAGCTGGGGTTTGAGCTGAAATAGGTACTCTTACTGCATCTCTGGCTGTTTGGCTAATACTTGCGGCCGACGGCATTTTAAAGTTGGATGCAGCTGCCATACCACTCACAGTATTTTTGGCGTTTTCAACTGCTCCCATCAAGCTACCATACGCATGTGAAATAGACTGGGAAATCCGGTCCGAGCGGTTATAGAACTTTGTTCCAATTGTTTCTACAGCTTTCATTCCCCGCATCAGTGCCGGTCCAATCACAGGAACCATGCCAGATGTAGCTTCCACGGCTGATCCGAAATCTTTACGTGACATAGCAATCACCGCTGCTAACCACAGGAACCACATAGAAAACAACCATCCGAGGAAGATTCCTACCAAACCTGCCATCGGAAGGGGGATGAGACCAACAAGGGCTGGCGTGAATGTTTGAATGCTAGATGCAATCACTGGGAGGGTAGCGGCTGTCACATCGAGAGATGCGCCAATAAGGTCTCCAAACAGAGGAGTTTTTTCGACTGTATCCAAGATGAATACGAAAGGAATGATCATGCGAATAAATAGTTGGACGGATTTTACAGCTCCCTGCACTGCAGCATTTGGAGGTGCAGGCTGCGTAATCCCGGCAGCCATATCGACGAGATCTGATCCCAACTTATTCACAATATTTTCAACTTGCTCACCTCCCGTCTGATGCTTCTTGATCTGTCGGAATATAGATGCAGCCTGTTCCGACGTAAAAAGAGGCTGACCATCGTTCGTGAACGACCGACGAATATCCTCGGGAGACTTGTACTTTCCTTTGTACAGAGCTTCGTATGCACTCAACATACGATCGACGTTGTCTGCGTCTGCCGCACCAATATGGCGTTTAACTATTTTCCCGAAGGATGTAGTTGGGTGCTTATCACGAAGCTCCCAACGAACCATTAATTATTACTCACAAATTTACAATGGATGACAACTTGGGTGTTGTCTCATGGAATTCTCAATTAGAAAGGATTATAGCAGAAGAGGGTGAGCGATCGTTGTGCTTTTCATGGTTACATGATCGGTCGGAAAAACGGTACTCGCATTTTAGCACGTACATTACCTTACCGTCTATCGTAATGGCTACACT